TGCGAGCAAACTCCGTAAGCAGTATGAACAACTGTATCGACAAGTAAGAAAAATAATATATCCAAAGAGTGCTGGTAGTTTAAGAGATGATGAAAAATGAGTTGGGAAAAGATATTAAAACAAGATGATGTTACAACTAAATTAAAAGAACTTGAAGAATATGCAGAAGGTATGTCTTCAGACACCCATTCTAGTGTCATTGCTGACAGCCTTAACTATCAAACTGACCAATTAAAAGGTAAAATAGATGATAAACTTTTTAGAGATTTAGAAAAGCAAGTTAATGATATTTGGAGTAAATCTGATGATTTAAGTAATGCCTTTGACATGTATGTTGATATTATAAGAGAATATTTAGCGGAAGATGAAGAAGAAAAAGAAGAAGTTGATGATAAAGGTATTCATCCCGATTTTAAAAATTATAAATTAAAAGATGATGAACAATGGGGAGAAGGCCCAGAGGGATTATTAGTTCCTAAGCCTATAGATGAAATGTATGGTGCGGAGTGGTGAATAATATGACAGAAGAAAATAATGAAATGATGGAACTACTAAAAGAATTAGTAGGAAGAATAAAAGAAATAGAAAAGACAGTTTATAATAATGATAACATTTTAATGAAATCAGGAATGGTTACAACTAATACCCCAGTTCCAGCAATGAAAAGTCATTCAGATGTTCCAGATTCAGATACAATTGCTAAGATGAGTTGGGATGATATAAATAATTTAGTAGACAGATTAGGTGGTAATTAAAATGACAAATGAAAAAACAAAATACATGGAAGAACTAGCCAAATTCGTTATTGGTGAAGAAATGAAACTTAAGAGAACTAAAGGTGAAAAAGTTAAAACTAAGGAACTCGGAGTTGGGCATCTTTGTCAAGAAGGTAAAGGTTTTAGTGTAAAAGAAGGAAAAAGAGAATACGCCAGTGGAAATAAGTAAGGTGATTATGTGTGCCTCTCTTACTTCAAAAAGATAAAGACCCTTTAACGGTAAGAGTAATTCAATTTTTTGAAAAAATGCGAATGTCATACTTATCCGCTTTATCGGATAAGAAAACCTATGGTAAAAAATGGGTAGGGGAAATTAAAACCCTTAGACAACAATGGGATGATATAGATGATTTCGCACAAGCAATTAAAGAATCTATAACAGAAAAAGAATTATTTTCAGATGAAGCAGAGAACATCGAAAGTGATACTGCTAGAAAAATATATGAACAAATAAAGAAATTAAGATATTCTTCTGAATTAGTTAAAGACCCATTTGTTAATGAATATAAAGATGAAGTGTTGGATAAACTAATGGAGAGTGAAGGATTATTCGCTCAATTTATCCATTGGGCTATTAGAAATCATGATAAATCATTTAGTGCTGAAGCGTGGGAAAAAAATGATTTACCTGCTGATGAACTTACAGAAGGATTTAGAGGATTAAATTTAGCACCAGAAGATGTGGTTGATTTTATAGTAGAACATTATGGTGATGGTAAAGATACCAAAAGAATAGAGGGTAAATTTAATGCGGCTGAAAAATTATTAGAAGAAATTTATATTGCTCATCATAGTAAATCTACTTGGGATAGCCTTGTAAGTTTTAAGAAAGCAGAAAAAGCAGAATCTCATTTCTTAGTTCCTAACAAACCAATGTATAGAATTTTTGAAATTGATGATTTGAAAGAATTAAAAGGTTTTACTGGTAACTGGGTTGTTCAAGAAAAGTATGATGGAATGAGAATTCAAATACATAAAATAGATAATCAAGTAAAAATATATTCTTTTAATAATAAAGATATTACAGAGAAATGCCCAGAACAAGTTAAGATAATGAAAGCGAAACATTTCGGTGATTGTATTTTAGATGGCGAATTAATGTTATTTGATGGTGAAGAACCCCTACATAGAGCAGAAGTTGTTGCTAAAATTTTTAAGAATAAGAAATCAGATTCCATATTAAGGGCGCATGTTTTTGATATTATGCGACATGAAGGGGATGATTTACATGATACTGAGTTATCAGAACGACTCACAATTTTATTTAATAATTATTCAACTCATTCCGATGAAAAATTAGCATTCCCTTCTAAGAAAGATACTCGTTATGCTGACTCAATAAAAGAAGTGAAAGAATACGCAGAAGAAATTATGAAGATTCCTACAGCCGAGGGAGTGGTTATAAAGGATATGACATCTACTTATTTTATAGGAACTAAGAAAAATCCTAAGTGGATAAAGTGGAAGAAGTTTGTTGATTTGGATTTAATGGTATTAGATAAGAAAACTACTAAATCTAATTTATTCAGTTATACTTTAGGTGCTGGTCCTTTAACTGATGAAGATGATTTTAAAAATACTAAAGAAGTAGATGATAGAAAATACTTAGACGTTGGTAAATCATTGAATACTAAAATAGATGTAGAAGTTGGTAAAATTATTAGAGTTAAAATTGATGAAGTTAAAAAAGATAAAGAGGGTGGGTATAAAGTATTGTCTGCTAAAGTAATAGAAATACCCGAAGTAGAACTTCCAGAAAAACTAATCACTTTAGATTTCTTAGCACAAGATACTAAGAAGTCTTTAAATTATGATATTAAAGCATTAGAAAAAGGATATGCTATTACAGATACTATACATGGAGAAGCCACTCTTATCTTTAAATCTGATTTAGATGGGTTTACTTTTTACGGATTTGAAGAAAATAATTTAATGGCTAAGAATGCTCTGTTAGATATTGATATATGGAAAGAACAAATGGAAGACATGTTAAAAACTCAAAAGTCAAAATTTAGAGTAGCCATTAAAAATTTCTTAATGGAAGATAAAGATGGAGTTCCTTATAGTAAAATAGAGGAATTTGTTTCACAAAAACATCTAAAAGAATTTAATAATATATTTGGTTCTAAATCTAAAAAATTAAAAGATTGGTTAAAACAACTAGAAGATATTACTTATGATAAGACTAAAGATAAGTTTTATGCCGAATACGATATGATAGAAAAATATGAAACCCCTAAAGAATATAGAGAAGGAGAGTTTAAAATCTATCATAAAGAGAATGAAAATCTTTCTATTATGTTTAAATTAGATGAAGAACTTATTGGTTGGGAAATAGATATAGAGAAAGAAGATGATATTTTTGCTTTATTCGGTAAGTCTGGAAAGTTCCCCGCACAAGTAGAAACTAAATTTAGAAAGGGAAAACTGATTGATTCTGGTAAAGTAAAGTTAGGAGTGCAAAGGCATGGTTATCATGAATACTTCTTAGAGGGTAATAAATTTGAAACTAAATTCCACGTTAGAGTAATTCCAGTTAAAGGTAAAGATATGTGGCTTGCTTGGACTGGAGTTGAGACAAAACCAGTTGACCCTGAATCAGATGATGGGGTCTGGGATATTAGAGAAGATAAGAAATCTAAACTAGTTTTAAAGGAATAGTTAATATAGTTCATTCTAAAAAGCACTAAACAATGAGTGCAACTGCTATTTTGAAAACAGTTAGTCCTACAAGACATGATTCTTTTAGTATTTTAAAATCTAATGATTTAGTAATTGGAGGATATGCTTCAATAGAAATGGTAGATAAACAAAATGATTTGATTACTTTAGGGGCTTTAAAGGAAGCCGTTGGTAAATATATGAAAATTACAAAATTTAGAAATGTAATGACTAATCATTCTAATGTTCAAGTGGGAGAAGTTATTCCCCAATATAGAGATAAAAACGGTAAACTATGGAAAACAGATGTTGATGATGTTGGGTTTTTTGTAGTTATTAAAATGAGAGAAGACATTGAAAAGGCAAAAGAAGTTGGCCGAGAAATAAGAAACGGTAGTCTTCGTTCTTTTAGTATAGGTGGACAAGCCTTAGAAAAGAGAAAGAAAAATCATAAAGAATACGGAGAATACAATGAAATCTCCAAATTAGAACTCCATGAAGTTACAATTTGCGAAAAGGGAATTAACCCAGAAGCAAAGTTTGATATTTTAAAAATGGAAAAAGGTGAAACAAAAATGAATGATATAGAAAAAGCATTGAATGAACTAAACGATACTTTAGATAGAATTAATAATATATCTAAGTTTCAGGGAGAATACTTAGAAGTTCTAACTGATTATAGACAAGGAAAGACAAATCTAAGGGATGTAAGAGAAACTATTAAAGAAGATATATTTACTTCTAGGGGAAAGTTAGACCCTAATCATGATGCCTTCAAAAAACTAATACAAGAAGGAATCTTTACTAGGAACCAAATAAATGAAATGATTAACGAGCATAACTCTGGAACTGGTGATAGATTAAGTGGAATGGATATGCCAATGGGGATGGACGATGATGACGTAGAAATGGCTGATTTCAGCAAATCTACGGAAAAGCATATAAAGAACATAGTGAAAAACACTGAATCAACGAAGGAGGCAAATGATATGTCAAACTTAGAAAAAGAAGAATATATGGACACAGAAGAAGATGAGACAATTGAGGCTCAAGATTCTATGGAAGAACCTGATTTAGATATGGAACAAAAATCAAAACCTGATTTACCTACTGGACAAGTAGAAGCGGGAACTGCTGGAGAAGATGATGTAAACAAACCTCATCCACAATTAGGCAGTAACCACATGGCTAAGTTTGAAGACCAATCTACATTAGATTTATCTCCAGAAAATCTTGAAAAGGCTTATGCAGAATTTAAAGCAGAACAACTTGAGAAGGCGGCTTACGAATCAGTAAAGAATACCTTCCAAGCAAGATTTGATGCTGAAATGGTTGCTAAGAAAGAAGAAATTGCAAAGGCTAACTATGATGCTAAAGCAGAAGTAGCAGAATTAAAAGAACAATTTAGTTCTCTTTTAAAATCATTAACAGAAGAAAAGGAAACTGTAATTCGTAAACAAGAAGAAGCAGTAGCAGAATTAGATATTCCATCAGGCGATGTAATTGCTAAAATGGATTGGAGCGATATAAATGCTCTAGTTGAAAGGCTTGAGGGCCAAATTTAAAGGAAGTGAATAAAATGACAAAATACATAAACACAATGAAAGATTTAGAAGCGGCTACTTACGGTAACTTCGGTGGTAGCGCTGGAAACAGTTTGTTGAAAAGTGCAGGTGTTGTAGCATCTATTAATAGTGGTTTCACTGGTTCTAGTGATACAAAATTAACACTAAATGGAACAGCGGCATCAAACATAACTGCTCTTTACAACATGGTATATGGACAAAAAGTTTGGGCAATGATTAACCAAGAAATAAATCCATTATCAATTCTACCTAAAAGACCATACACATCTAGTGGATGGAGAGTAATGACTAACAGACCTCAAGGTGGTTCAGCGGCGGCATTCTCCGTTGGTGCTACAACTGGAACTGGCG